TCATTACCTGAGCCAGACGTATCAATACCAGTGCCGCCTGTAAAGGTCATGGTTTCAGTGTCTAGGTCAATGCTTAATGCACCACCCGAGTCAGCTTGGAAGTCTAAGTCTTGTGCAGTGACCTGTGAGTCAACGTAAGCTTTTACGGACTGCTGTGTAGGAACCAGAGTTGCACTGTCGGACGACATATCGTCTTCGTCAACGAATGCAGTAACACCAATAGTTCCGTCAGAAATAGTTTCAAAGGTCAAGGTTCCGGTAAACGTCGGCCCTGCTGTGTCAGCTTTGGTTGCAATAGCGGTAGAGATAGCATCGAACTCTGTTTCAAATTCAGAGCCACGGATGATCTTTCCTGAGTCGCCTGTGGGTAACGAGTCCTTAGCTTCAAAGTCTGTAGTCTTAGTGTAGTTCGACATCGGAAAGTCCTATTACAAATTGGGGTATAAAAAAGAAAAGCCCCCCGAAGGGGGCCAGGTATCATTACTCAGCGATTGCGAGTACGAAACCAGCTTCAGGACGGTATACCTGAACACCGTACAGGCAGTCAGCCGTGTACAGAGTCGAGAGGTATTCCTGCTTGTACTGAGTCTGTGAACGTACAGCTTGCTGTTCTGCCATGACGACAGCGTCAGTGTGGAACAGAAGTGCCGCACGAGTGTCGATAGAAGACGCAGTGTTGTCAGCCGCCGCTTCGATAGTTCGGCAGTTAGCTGAAACGTAAACGTCTACACCGTACAAGTTTCCGATAAGACCGGAATTCACAGCTTGACCAGTTACGAAGTCAGAAGACACATAACGATCAATACCCATGATGGTGTTACGAACAGAAGGGGGAATAACAAGCGAACGTCCGTCCATAGGTACGTTGTTGTCATCAAGCTTCTGGATCATGTCACGGAAGAAAGCATCAGTGAACACGTCGCTTGCATCCATAGTGTCGTCGGTGTACTGAGTAGTAGTACCGTCGTCATTAAAGAAGCAACCAGTGTGCTGATAGTCAGTAGCCGCTGGGCTGAATACAACAGCACCGCCATCACCAAAACCAGTACCCGCCGCGTGAAGGTCATTGTCAACCTGCACTGAAAGCGCGTAACCCGCATCTTCAGTGTAGAACTGACGGAGGCTAGAAAGAGCCTGAACTTCTACGATGTCTTCAATAAGACGTGAGTATTCGAAGTGACGGTCGATATCAACAGTCAATTCGCTTTCGGTGTTTGCGATGATAGTAACCGCAGTGTCAGCCGCTTTAGCATTCGCATCGCCACGAGTAGGCTTTGGAATGTGAAGCTTGTCACCTTTCTTACCTGACATAGCCAGCTTTTTAACAAGCGGAGCCATCTTCAGGTTCTTCTGGTAAGCGGCAATAATTTCGTCACTCCAAATCTCTGGAATAAACGTTGCCGCCTCTGTCTTCGCGGTATTACCAGCCGCGCCTGGGTATGTTGCAGTAGCCATGTCAATCTCCTATAGGATTATTTGACTCGACCCTCTGCGTATGCCTGCAGAATTTCACCTGACAGGGCTTGGTAACGCTCGGGGTCAGTTTTCATCAGTTTAATGATGTCGGCCCTGCGATACTGTTTTCTTGCGGTTGACTCTGCACTGCCTCGAGCTTTACCTGTATTAGCCGCCCGTAGTTGTTGCTTACGCACCTGTTTTTCAACATTAGCGGTTTGCTGAGCAACTACCTTTCTTTCTTTCCAGAGAGAAAAAAGTTCATCAGCCGCGTCAGCATTGTACTGTTGGTCAGCCTCTACAAATAATTGAGTCCTAATCTTTGAGCCTGATATCCACTCTGCGAACCTAGGATCTTTAAGAATTGTTTGCATATCTGGGTGTTTGTTACCCAAAGATGCTAACGCCGCTTGCTTCCTATAGTCCTCAGTGTATCTTTCAGCTTCCCTAATCTTAGGATGGTTCTCAATTGCCCTATTAACAGCCCCTTGAGGATCCGTAAAATAATCAATATCGCTTTCAGGCTCAACATTCTGTTGAGGTGCTGGCGATGGTGTTTGAGTTGTAATGTACTCATCCACTATCTTACGAAGCTCCCCGACCTCGTTAGAGTGCCGACTCATCACCTTTTCAACTTCTTGGTGCATCTGAACAACTTCTTTCAGAGATTTACCTTGGTATTGCTCTGGAATATCGTTGTCAGTGTCAGCCTCTACCGCGTCTTGAGTCTGCTCAACAGCTTTAGTCTGCTGAGTCTCTTCGGCTTCGTTTTCGATGTTTTCCGCATTCTCCTCTTCGAGGTGCGGATCAATCATCGTTGCTCTAGACATAATTAAACTCCGTTTGGAGATTTACGTTTTCTGCCAGCTTCTTCATGTTCCCGCACCCACTTCATGTGGCGACCTGGAAAGTCCCCACTAGATCCGTCGAGTACGCACTTAGGCGCTGACAGCATTTTAGTAGCATCGGAACCACAATCGCACCTACTGACTGTGACCCCACTGCGTACCATTCTTTCAAATATATGCCCGTTTTCACAACGGAAGTCATATATCTTATACATCTAACTCTTCTTGTCCTTCCGCTTCGGCCTGGTCTCGCGCCGCAGTAATCGTTGCCTCTAAGTTGATTACTGTAGCTAATGCGGCGACTTGGCCTTTACGATAGAACAACTCCTCCTGATCTTTAACTGTTTGAAGATCCGCTAACTGCCTTGCATTGTTAGCCAGTTCTTCTACTAACTGCTTAAACCCAGCATGGTTAAACAGTTCGTTGTAGTTAGTAAAGTACTCCTCAAGTTCAGGTGTCATAAATTCCTATCTCTCTTTGGTTGATTATGTGCCTTGTAGCACGATTTTTAAAAAATGTCAGGCATTTCTCGTAGTTTTTCTACGCCTGCCAGAAGCCGTTACAGCATGGGCTACACGCCCTGGCCCTGTCTTACGTCTAGCTGATGATGCTTTTTCGGCTTTAGTCATCTTTGCCGCTACTGATTTTGGCCTACAAGAAGGGTAAGGACGGTCGCTATTAGTGGCTGATCTACGACCACAAGGCTTTCCAGTTTTAACGTCAACCCACTCTTCTTTAAACCACTTAGTCAATCCACCCGAAGGTTTCTTTTTCTTTGGTCTGCGAGCGCCACCAGTAGAAACACGCCTAGGCATACGTGCCACCCCTACGCTGATACTCTTTAGTTAACCAGCCAGAAGCATAAGCACTAGGCCAAACTTTGTATTTTCTTTTAGCCTCTGCTTTAACACGAGCATACAGTGCTTTGTTTTTAGGCACTGGATCGGATTTTTTCTTAGGGCGACTTGCGCCACCCGTCGAACGCTTACGAGGCATAACTACTTACCCTTTGGCTTTTTTACTTTTTTCTTTTTACCACCATACATACCAGGCATAACACTCTCCTCAGTTTATTTACCAAACATCATTACAGTAAAAGACTCCATCTTACCAACATCTTCTGGCTTGTCTTTTGCATCATACTTAGTAGGAATGCCTTGATCTTGCATTTCCTTTACACGTCGCTTAGACGATTCGCACATAGAGTAATACTCAAGAGGTGTGTAACTAACCGTGTGGTCTTTGTCTTTCATTTCTTGCCTCCATGTACTTTTTGAACTGCAAAATCTGCTGACTTAGATGCACCCTTGTGTGGCTTGTAGCCGCCTGCAGGATCTTTCATCAACTTAAACTCTTTGCCGGATTTCATCCAGTGATAACCTTTTGGTGCTGGAACTTTCATATCATCACCACTTAACCTTGTTAGCCCAATATGCGGCAGAACACTTACCTTTTGCAATGTTCTTTGCGTGACGCGCTTTAAACGATTTGCGCCTAGCCTTTTCTTTAGCAGTTGTTGGGTTCTTACCAGCACCGCTTACGCCCTGTTGACCAAAGCGAATTGTTCTAATCGAACCGTCTTCACATTTTGCAACGACAACGTGCGATTTAGTGGGATGGCTGGGGGTTCTCTTCGGCTTGTTGTACCCGCTTACGCCTACGCGCTCTAGTCGGGGATCCTTCTTGCTCATTGGTTAAAGCCTCCACCTTGGACTGGAGCTCCTGGACTTGGCGTCGGAGCGGCTCCACTTGGGCGTTGAGTTTGTTGATTAGCATTTGAAATTCTCTGTCCGTTAGCATTCTCTTTTCCTTGTATTTGCTTCTCTTTAATTAAGCGATCAGCAACCTGCATACGACGCTCAAACTCTTTGTCGTCTTGGTCGCCTTCACGCAAGTTTCGTGTAACAGCGTTAATTCTGTCAATCTCAAGCTCTTGCGGTACAACCGCCGCTTCAGCCGCAAGCTTCTGTGCTCTAGCCGCAGACTCTTGAGCTTGTGCAGACAAAGCCGCAGTTTGTGATTGCTGAAACTGCATTTGCAACTGCTGTACTTGTTGTTGCATTTGCTGTGCCTGAGGGTTGGGTTGCATAGCTTGAGCCATTGCCGCCAATAGTTCCTCACGGTTAGACAAGTTCATGTTGTCTACAACCGACTGGATTAGCGTTGTATAAAGCGGAGAGTCTTTACCCATAGTCTGCAATAACTGTACCAACTGAGTAACTTCGTATTCCCTAGCAATAATGCCTAGTGTACTGCTCGCATTGAACTTGTAGTCCGCTACTGGGTAGTTTTCAGGATCAAACTGCATATACCGATGTGCCGCCTTCTTAACAAACGGGATTAAGAAAGACTGTTGGAAGTTAATAAGGGTGCGCTTATGACGCTTAATAAGAGCACCAAGAGACATACTAATACCTGCCGCCGTTGACTCCCCATTAACTTGTCCAGCGATGCCAGCAGAATCAACTGCGCCGGTGGCCTGTTGAACCATCTGTTGTAACGCTCCGGCTTGCGCAAACGTAATTTGGCTAACCTGACCAAAGTTAAACGGCTGAAGTACTTCACGGGGATCTCCATTCGTAAGAATCATCTTGCCAGGGCGAACCTCTGGCTTTGCGCCTCTAGGCAGTCGAGTTGCATCAATTGCCATCATTGGGTGGATGGTCAAGCTTAATGCATCAATACGCGCTCTAAGTTCTGTATCCAAAGCCTTTTGGCTGTTGTAACCCTTTTCGCAAACGCCTCTTCCCCAAAAACGTCCAGGCACCACATCCCACGGGAATGCTACAACAGGGCGATCACCCATCATGTAAGGGTTAGCTTCCGCCTTTAAAAGCACCCCGCCATTGGCAACAACAATAACCGCCTCTATATACTTACCTTCTTCTTCGGTTTCTTCATCCATAGCTTCATCAAGAAGCTCTTTAGGAACGAGGCCGTAGTATTTAGTAAGTCGAACCTTGTCATCGTTGTAGATCGTAATGTCTTGATCGGGTTCGAGGTCAGTGTCAGGAGCCGCAGATCCTACATAGGTATCACGGTATACCCCTTGCTCTTGCAGGAGTTCTACTTGATGCTTGCTGACAAACTCATCAATACAAACACCCATAGCCTCATCAACACTAGTGGCTACAGGGTCAATCA